GTTAAATTGACCGATGAAGATCTCGCAGTTCTTCAGGAGCGCTATCCACAGGATTATGCGGACTACATAGAAGCGGTTGACGGTTACTGCGAATCAACCGGGAAAAAGTATAAAAACTATCGTGCAACGATTCAAAACTGGATCAGGCGCGACAAGAAGAGCGGAAAGCTCAGGAATAAAGGTAGCATAAGCAGAAAACCAACTTACGATATAGCCGCTATAAAAGCAAAAGCAGACACAAACACTACTATTCGCTATAAATAAGGAGAATATGAGTATGCAGAAAAAAACAGAACTTTCCGAGCAGCAGGCCGTTATTGATTGGTGCGTTATTAACTCTGGCCGTTTCCCGGAACTTAAAACTATATATCATATACCGAACGAAGGCAAAAGAAGCAGAATAGGCGGCAGTGAGCTCCGCTCTGCGGGTCTTAAAGCAGGCGTGCCTGATCTCTGCCTTCCTGTTTCACGTGGCGGTTGGAATGCGCTCTATATCGAAATGAAGCTTGATGAAACCAAAAAATGTAGCAAGGAACAAATTGAATTTCAAAAGCTATTAAAACAGTTCCATAACGGTTGTGTTGTTGCATATGGTGCCGATGAGGCGATATCGTACTTGAGGCAGTATTTGGCAGGTGATATTGAAATCTATGACTAAAGAACAAGCAGATCTTGCTCAGCGTTATAACGTTGGCTGCATCCTTGACAGAGAAGGATATGAAGGAAAGATCCTTTACATAAAAGAGCTAATACGTGGCCGCGTACCGTGGAAAAAAGATGATTTTCAATATTCAGTAACTTTATGGAATAAGAACGAGCCTCGTCACAGTATAGTGACTGTTGAAATAAGTAAGGTGCAGATCATGCCCGGCTTTGATAAGTTCATAGAAAACAAACTGAAAGAACGCGCCAAGCGGCAGGCTATGGAAAAATTGAAAAAGGAGTTAAAACTATGACAGAGAAAATAAAGCAGGCTGTCGCCAAAGTGGACGGCGAAGCGAAAAGATCAATACGGATATGGCTAAGATCATATCCTCTCATATTATAAGCACTTATCTTAAATCCGACAACAACGCCGATTGTGTTTTGGATCAAAAGAAAACACTTGAGGACTGCCTTGGGATAATCACAGAAAAGGCAAAAGGTTTAGCGCAGAATAATGCCGCAATGGTTGAGGATATAACGGTTTACGGCTGGGTTGAGAAATATTATGGTTTTGCAGTCGACTGCACGGAAAATAAGATCATAGATCTGCTTGATTTTGTGTGAGGTACAAAATGGGGAATAAGAAAAATCAGCTCACAAAAAAAGAGGCAGACAAAATATTTCAAAGACTGAAAAAGAAAGCACGACCATCTGAAAGACTGAAAAAATATGTTCATAACACATTGCTTGCGGATCACCATTATATGTTTCAGTTCAAGGAGTATAGAAAAAGATTTGGTTACTGCACCGGGTGCGGTAAGAATTTTGACCTTGAAACAAAAAATATGCAAGCCGTAACGCCGGATGATGTAACTCGGTTGTATGCCAAGCACGGAGAAGAGGTGTTATGTCCGGTCTGCGGACGGACCGTTACAAAACGGTATGCCGGATATCCTCACAAGAAGGTATACGCAATGGCAGGGGAATGCAGAGCAGAAAAAAACGGCGCTCTTGTCATATATACATATACTTTCAGCTATGACTATAGCAGCAGTTTCAGAGCAAAGCAAGAGTGGTGCCTGGAGCAGATCTTTTACTTTGATATTCACAAGTATTTTCAATTGCTGTACGGGTATGAAGTTCGTACATACACCGGTGATAAATATTCAAACACATTGAATTTCACAGCCGCGCATTCAGTTATTGATATTTTCGGCTATTCAAAGTGTTTCGAAGAAGGATTTCACCTTATAGGATTCAAAGAAGCGCTTGATAAAAGCAATTTGAAATACAGCTGTGCGGATAGGCTGTTGAAATTAAACACACCCTTTCAGCTGGTAAGTTATCTTAAATTCTATTGTTCTTATCCGGTTATAACGGAAAGGCTTGTGAAAGAAGGACATGCCGATATTTTAATGAGTTATATAAACGGTGCCGCAAGTGGTCTGTTCAAATTTAACAAGCAGACGGTGCCGGAATTTTTCGGTTTGGATAAAGAATATTATAACTTTCTTCGTGGGTGGAGCGTTCAGCCTGTAAACAGCTTTAACCTGTGCGCACTTCAATTTATGAAAAGAAACGGAATACCCGCTTCAGAAGAATATTTTGATTTTGTGTCAGTAGCTTTGAATTATAAAAAAGAACTGGATCTGATGCTCAAATTCAGAAGCTTCAGGAAATGTGTGTCATACGCAAAAAAACAGAGTCTGCTCTGCGGCTGTGCCTATAGTTATACAGTAAATGTTACGCACAACTTCTTTATGACTTACAGCGATTATATTTCAGAAGGTAAGAAATTAAACTACGACTTTACAAGTGAAAGTGTTGTTTTTCCTCAGAATGTCAGCATCGCTCATCAGGAGCAGATCGAGTTTGAGAGACAGCAGGAGCTTGAAGAGGAAAAACGGAAATACAAGAATTTTGAAAAACGGTTGAAGCGGCTTAAAAAGAAGTATACATTTTCAGACGGAAAGTTTCTGATACGGCCGGCGGAGAACTCGGATGAGCTGCTTATAGAAGGTAACGAACTGCACCACTGCGTGTACAGTTGTTATAAGGACCGTTATATGGAAGGTGACACGGATATCCTGTTTATCAGGAACTGTCAGGAGCCGGACAAGCCGTTTTACACATTAGAATACAAAAACGGGAATATCGTTCAGTGTAGGACTTATCACAATAAAGAGCGTACCCCTGAGGTCGCAAATTTTCTGGATAAATGGAAAAGTTTTCTCAAATCAAATAAAACAAACACTAAAAAGCGGGAGGTTGCATAATGAATAACGAACTTACAAGAGACAGAAATTCAGAAGCTTATTATTTACATAACAGAATCCTTGCCAACGGCAAGACGGTGCAGACCGCACTTATTGATATGTGTAGGGATCTAAAAACGATGAAGGACAAGGAACTTTTCAGAGAACTCGGATTTGACGATTATGAGCAGTATGCGGAGCAGGCCTGTGGGATCAAGCGCAGGCAGGCTTATTCGTATATAGCAGTATATGAAAAGCTCGGCGAAAGCTTTTTGAAGGAAAACGCTGCGCTCGGCATAACCAAGCTGGAGCTTATATCGCAGATCTCATCCTATGAAAGAGAAGAATTCTTGAGGAAACGGATGTTGAAAACGTCTCTACACGGGAATTAAAGCAGCAGGTAGATGAGTTTAAAAACCGCGTTGAACAGCTCACGCTTGATCTGACGGAAAAGGAAAACATTAACAATGCACTTGAAGATCAAATCAAGCTTTGGAAGCCAACCTCAACAGCACGCCTATAACAGCGGTAACTGATGAAACGGCAGTGGAGAATGCCGTTAAGGAAGCTGTCGCCAGGGCGGAAGCAACAGCCAATGAAAAGATTGCCGCTCTCAAAAAGCAACTTTCCGATGAAAAGAAAAAAGCAAAGGCACAGAAGAATGAAACCGAAGCTGCCGTTAAAGCGGCTAAGGAAAAAGTTGCTAAAGAGGCGAATGAAAAAATAGATAAAATGCTCGCTGAAAAAAACGACCTTGAGGAAAAGCTGGGTAAAGCTCTGAAATCCGCAAAAGCCGCAAATGCCGATGAAGACCTTACTGTGGTGCGTTTTCTGTTTACGCAATTGCAGTCGACTGCAAGCAGAATCACAGCTCATCTTGTGAAGCTGAAAGATAAAAACCCGGAGCAGGCGGATAAACTGAAATCTGTAATGTGCGAAACGCTTGCAAAAATATCATCTTCAATGGAGGAAATCATATGAAAGTTTATGAATTAATTGAAAAATTAATGAGGATGCCGGTAGGAGCAGAAGTTAAAGTCCAGGGATATATGACTGTGCCCGAATTGAAAAGCGGAACTCAGGTAGATATCATGGACGATCAGGAGATTATCTATTCAGTAGACGGGATCTGTGAAGGTATAGATTTAGACAGAGTTAAAAATATTATCTATCTTTGTTTTTAGAAAGGCACAGACGGTATGAATGTAAAAAAAACGAATGTATGACCGCTATGAACTTATTCAGAAGTTGGTAGATTTAGATTCAGAAATCATTTTTGATTATGAAACCGAATGCAGAATCTGTTGTTCCATCCCCAATCATTGTCTAACTATAGAAGACGATCAAAAAAGTGTTTAGATTTATTTATAAAAGGAGGCGTAGCAGAAATGACAACACATTATATCAAACTGAAAGAGCAATTCTGTGATGCGGTGTATTTCGGCGACAAGCTTTTGAGATCCGCAAGAATGACCGCTGTTACCAGAAAGGCGATCATATCAAGTTTCTACCTGTTAACGAAACAGGTGATTTACTTATTATAGATGGTAAAAAGGTTCCGTCCATTGATCACCCGGTCGAAGATAAAACATATGAAATTACATATGTTTTATCCGGTTGGGGCTTAGAAAGGGACTACGTTGCGTTTGGTCTTAAGGAGGTTAAAGAATAATGAACTCTTGTGTAAATTGTGCTTATGATAATTCGTCGTGCCCAAATCCGATATGCCATGTAAGTGGTGGAGGGTGTTCTTACTTTAAAAGTAGTGTTTCTTTTGAAATTATACAGGATGACAATTATTTAGCTCGCCTGACGTCCAATTTTTCACTGCCTCCAAAGTTTGTAAATAAGAAGTTTCACACTGTGCCGCAAAGTTTTGTAACTCAAAGTTTTTGTGAACCACAAAAATCATATTCAACTACCCTGCAACAATCGTATTTTGGAAAGACGGTACTAAAACCGTGGTAAAATGCGCAGCAGGTACTGATTCTGATTTGTATAACGCCTTTTGCGCTGCTGCTTGTAAAAAAAATTTTCGGTTCGAATAGTCATTTAAAAAAAAGTTATTGAAAAAGCATATGTAAAGGAGAAAAAATGAACGTTAAAGATACAGAATTATTACCATGCCCGTTTTGCGGCGGCAAGGCAAAATTAATTGCCAACATACAATCATTTCAACCATACGCCTTGGTACAATGTGAGAACTGCAGTGCCAAAACTAAGAATGTTATGCAAAGCATTGACTACTGCGCTACTGATGAAGCAGCCAAACTTTGGAATCAGCGTGCAGATCTCAACAAACTTCAACAGTTGTTAGATGATGAAGCGGAGCATTAAAACCGGATGTTTTTATATATTTATTATTCGACGGGCAATGGATGCCACGAGAGTTGTGATGATGTTGCAATCATCAAGCATGGAGCAGGCGCCAGGCTTTAAAGATTTTGAGCCAATATGTAGATTTACAAAGTTTAGATCATTTCTGGTTGTATCGGTTAAAAATAAGCAAATTAAAAAAAATTAAATTTATAAGCGATTATTGAGGTGATTAATTTTATGAAAGGAATTGAAAAGCTATATTTTTGCAATGGCAAGCGAAGTTGCGGTAATTCAATAGGTTGCCACAAAAACGGCGGCGCATGTTGTTTAACAACTGAAACTGAATACGCGATCAAAGATGCGCCAACTATTCAAATGAAATCGGAGGTTAAAAGCAATGACAACATGTGAATTTTGCGGACAAGTTATTCTTGACGGCAGGGAGTGCACTTGCGACGGGGCCGTTGCCAAAAGAAAAAAACAAAACAAGATCCGGCAGGCTACAACACTTTTAAAAGAAACATTCGCCGATGACGGTGAATCGTATATACCTGCCGGAACCGTTGATATTCTGATCAGCGTTTTGCCGCTGATTGCAGATGAAGATTTCAAAAAGGTAACGATCCAGTTAGACGGCGGGATCAAGGCAAGTGTTAAGTTGAATTCAAACGGCAAAATTGAAATTGAACGAACAGACACGTTAAAGGTTAAGAACGAAACACAATCTTAATCTTATATTATATTACATTATATATAAGGTTGAAATTTGAACGAGGCGCAAGCTCGTATCAACCTTGATTAAAGCATTAATTTAACGACCAGTTAATTAATGCAGGGGGGAGCGGGCGCGCAAAATGGCATACGTGAAAAGAACAACAAAAGCGGGGGAACGCATCCGCATAGAGAAGTTTTTCACTTCAAGATACGGGAGCAAGGGCAAATGTACGCGCTCGCAGAATTTTGGAAAATCGCCGGAGGCGGTAACGATACGAAACAGGAGGTATGCGCAGATGAAAGCGGATGATATTTTTAACGAGAATTTCAAAGCCGGCGATCTGACGATCACATTCACGTTTGCACAGGACAAGCGTCCGAAAAGCACAGATGAACTAAAAGATATTTGGAGCAAGTATTTGAGAAAAGTCAGAAAGGCGTATAAGAAAGCCGGGAAAGTATTTAAGTGGATGAAAGGCATTGACGATAACGAACGCAACCCGCATATCCATGCCGCCTTTTCCGCAATTGATTTATCGCTGCTTCCGGAATGGCCGTATGGCAAGATACATATCAACCCGGTGGACAACCGTGAATATCACACCTTTGGTTCGTATGCCTATAAGCAGGGCAAGGAAGATAACGAAAAAAAGAAACTTGACGGCGCCGGCATTCAGAACTACTCACACAGCAGAAATCTTGTAATTCCTGAGCCTGAATATGATGTGATCGGGAATGATCACTGGGCGGAGGAACCGCGTGCGCCGAAAGGTTACTATGTTGTGAAAGACAGCGTTCAGAATTGGGAAGACGAGGTAAACGGTTATAAACACCAGTGCTACATCATTTTACCGCTACCGGTCAACAAACGCAGGAGCAGGAGGGCGCGCGCATGACTATAGAATTTTTAGAATCGTACAAATCCAAAGTGAGACAATTAGATTTAATCCGGGAAGAACTCAAAGCTGAATATTTGAAAGGAATAGATCCGTCTCAGGTATCAGTACAGTCGGGGAAGACAGGAGATCCCACGGCTGTTTTTGCGCTGCGCTCAATTGAGCTTAAAGAAAAGTTATCTGCAGAATATGACAAGCTTGCCTCGGATATTAAGGCCATTCACGATTATATTTTCAGTATTGAAGATGATGAATGTAGAGAAATAGCTATTCGCCGCTGTATCAAGGGTGAGATCTATGAACAGATAGGTGAAGCAATGTATATGCACAAGACAACAGCTTTCTACAAGTTACGCAGATACATCAATCAACATTCAACCAATTCAACAACGTAGCGTGTTATTATTAATATAGAAATTAATAAGGAAAGAGAAATAGAGTGCAGCAATGGGCCGAGACATTTTACAAGTCAAAAAGATGGCAGCAATGTAGACAAGCATACTATAAGAAGGCACAAGGGTTATGCGAGAGCTGTCTTTCAAAAGGAATAATAAGTCCTGGTGTTATCGTTCACCATAAAATTCACTTGACTGAAAAGAATATTACAGACCCAAATATAACTTTAAATTTCAACAACCTTGAATTATTATGCAGAGACTGCCACGCAATTAAACACTCAAACAAATCCAAACGGTATAAAACAGATAAAAACGGAAACGTAACACTGTTTTAAAAGATTTTGGTGCTCAATTTGAGAACAAATGAAGAAAAAATTTTTAGTACCCCCCTTGTTTTTGAATTTAAATTCTGTCAGTAATAGACCGGTGGGTGCACTCAAAAATTTCTCTCTCTTGCACGTATAATTTTTTTTGGAAGGTGGTTTTTTGCCCAAAAAAAACAAAGACTTTGCGCGAGTTAGAAAAACTTGCCAAGAGTTATGGCGTTCAAGAAAACGCTCTCTTTAAATCTGCGATTGAGCAGTACAAATTCAACTTGATGTACTGAAAAGGATTAAATCCGGCATAGCAAAAAGCTACAAGGAAAACAATTCGTTGCTCACTACAAAAGAGTATGTCAAAGGTCGCGAAAATATTTCGATAAATCCTCTTGTTAAAGAACTTCCAAAGCATTCCGATGCGTTAAATAAAACAAGCGCGCAAATAATTTCAATAATAACGAATTTCGGACAACCACCGCAAGAATCTAGCGAACTCGACGATTTTAACGAAGAGTATGATAACAATTGAAAAATTATATTTTTGAATATTACCAAAAAATTCAGGACGGCTCGATAATCGCCGGCAAATGGATTAAGCTTTGGTACTCATATATTATAAAAGGTCTGCAGCAGCAGGCTTTTTTTATAATGCAAAGAAAGCAAGCAAAGCTATAAGCTTTATTGAGAAGTTTTGCCATCATGTGAAAGGTCGCTCAGATCTTCTTAAATTAGAGCTTTGGGAAAAAGCTTTTATTTCCGTTATATTTGGAATCTTAGATAAAAACGGAAATCGTCAGTTCCGTGAAGTATTACTTTTTGTGGCGAGAAAAAACGGTAAAACACTGTTGGCGGCCGCTATTTCGGCTTACATGAATTACTGTGACAACGAATACGGTTCAGAAATCTATTTTATTGCTCCGAAACTTGATCAGGCGGATATTTGTTATAGCGCCGTTAAAAAAATGATTGAACAAGTTTCTGCATTAGACTTGATTACAAAATCAAGGAAAAACGATCTTTATATTTCGAAAACAAATTCTTATTTCAAAAAAATTGCTTTTAATGAGAAAAAAGCCGATGGCTTTAATCCTCATTTAACTGTTGCAGATGAAATAGAAAGCTGGAATGGCCGAAAAGGACTCAAGCAATATGAAGTAATGAAATCAGGAATGGGCGCCCGAAAGCAGCCAATGCTTCTTTCACTAAGTACAGCAGGCTATGAAAATGACGGGCCATACGATGAACTTATGAAGAGAGCAACAAGATTGTTGCTCGGCAACGATTGCAACAAAAAAGAAACACGTCTTGCTCCGTTCATTTATATGATCGACGATGAGAGCAAGTGGAACGATATAAACGAAATAGCAAAAGCAAATCCAAATTTAGGTGTATCAATTACCGTTGATTATCTTTTGGATGAACTTATTGTTGCAGAGCAAAGCTTAAATAAGCAAGCAGAATTCAAAACAAAATATTGCAACATTAAACAAAATAATTCTCAAGCTTGGCTTGAATCTAGGTTCATTGATGCGTGCTTTAGGCAACAGAAACATCTTGTAGAATTTAAAAACTGTTATTGCGTCGGCGGCATTGACTTATCACAGACTACTGACCTAACAGCCTGCTGCATTGTTATTGAGAAAGACGGAGAACTCAATGTTTTCACACAGTTCTTTATGCCAAAAGAGCGATTAGAAATTGCTATTGCTAGAGATAACGTACCGTATGACGTTTATGTAAAACAAGGTCTTTTAATTCTAAGCGGTGAAAACTATGTCGATTATCACGACTGCGAGAAATGGTTTTACGATCTAATAAGTAAGTTTAAAATCTATCCTCTTAAAGTTGGATATGACCGTTACTCCGCACAATACTTAGTTCAGGATATGAAGGCATCAGGTTTCCATATGGATGACTGCTATCAAGGCGAAAATATGACACCGGTTCTTAGAGAAGCTGAAGGTCTTATAAGAGACAAAAGCTTTAATTTCGGTAATAATAACTTGATGAAAATATGTCTTGCAAACTCCGGTGTAAAAATGAATTCAGAATCAAACAGAATGCGACTTATAAAATTAGGTCCTAATGAAAGAATTGACGGAACGGCGGCGCTTATAGATGCTCTCGCCGTCCGTCAAAAATTTTATTCGGAAATAGGTCGTCAACTTCAAAATAAGAGGTGAGAAAAACGGGACTCTTTTCAAAAATATTTGCTAAAAAACAAGAAAAAGAAATTATGAATAAAGCATATTCATATTTTCAGACCTTCAACGGTTACACACCGATTTTTACTTCTTGGGGCGGTGCTATTTATGAAGTTGAACTTGTAAGAGCAGTAATTAACGCCAAAGCAACACAATGCAGTAAGTTAAAGATTAAAATAGAGGGTTCTGCAAAGCCCAGCCTTACAAGGAAACTTAAAAGCGGGCCAAATTCTTTTCAAACTTGGAGTCAGTTTATGTACCGTTTGTCGACGATACTTGATGTTCAAAATACTGCATTCATAGTACCGGTAGAAGACGAATTCGGAAATCAGACTGGAGTATATCCGGTATTACCGTCAATGTGTGAATTGTTGGAATACAACGGCACTGTTTATATCAGATACACTTTTGCAACAGGCGATAAAGAAATCATCGAATTTAACCGCTGCGGAATCTTAACAAAATTCCAATATACACATGATTTTTTCGGTGAAAACAATGTTGCTTTAACTCCGACTATGGAGCTTATAAATATTCAAAATCAAGGAATCAATGAGGCCACTAAACAAGGGGCCTCATTTCGTTTTATGGCACGCCAAGTTAACTTTTCAAATGATGAAGACTTGGCAAAAACAGGGAAAAACTTTACTGAACAAAATTTTAAAAATGATTCGAGTGCTGTTCTTGTATTTCCTAACACTTGGGACCAAATCAAACAAATAGTATCTAAACCATATGTTGTTGATTCAGCTCAGATGGAGCAAATACGAAATAACGTTTTTGATTATTTTGGATGCAATGAAAAAATAGTTCAAAACAAAGCCTACGGTGACGAATGGAACGCTTATTACGAAGGCGCCATAGAACCATTTGCAATTCAGTTTTCCGAAGTAGTAACGAAAATGACTTATACACCAAAAGAACGCGCAGCAGGAAATGAAATAACCGTATCAACTAATCGAATTCAGTATTGGTCAAACAGTGAAAAGCTTGAACTTGCTAAACTCTGGGGTGATAGAGGTTACGGCCAAATTGACGAAATAAGAAACTTCTTTGATTTTGGAGAGCTCCCAGACGGAAAAGGAAAAGTTATTCCAATCAGAGGAGAATACAAGGACGTTGGCGAAAATTTAAATGATGGAGGAAATGAAAATGGAAATACACAATCCGGAAATTAAGCTCCCGGATAAATTGCTTAGAAAATTAGAAAGCGGCCGTGAGTTTCGTGTTATGCAGTTCAATGCTGTTGATGATAACGAAAAAATAGTTGAAGCTATGCCACAACTTTTAATCAGCCGTATCTGCTTTGGGATGAGGATGACTACAAAGTATATGAACAGGTTGATTCAAGAGCTTTCGAAAACTGTGATTTAACTGATGTCATTATGCAATACGACCATATGGGTCGTGTGTTTGCTAGGAACAAGAATAACACATTGAAATTCAATACAGATAGCATAGGTTTTAAGATTAAAGGTAATTTAGGCGGTACGGAATTAGGCGGCCAAATCTATGAGGAAGTAAAGGGTGGATACTCTGATAAGATGAGTATCTCTTTTATTGTTGATAAAGATAAGCGCGAAAGCATTACTGATGAAAACGGTATAACTATCGTTACGAGAACTATTTTGTCCATTAAAAAATTATTTGATGTTTCGATAGTATCAATACCGGCAAATGATATGACTTCAATCAGTGCGCGGAGTTTCTGTGACGGATTGATCGCAGAAATAAAAGCGGAGAGACTTAAACGCACATTGAGTTTGAATAAATTAAAATTTTTATTGGAGGTTAATCATGGAATTTAAGAATATGACCATGGAACAGATTGAATCTCGTGTAGCAGAAATTCAGTCAAAGATTGATAATGCAACTGCAGAAGAAATTTCAGCATTTACAGAAGAAATGCAGAAATTAAACGAGAGAAAGACACAGCTTAAAGAAATTGCTGAAAAAAGAAGTCAGCTGAAAGCAAATGTTCAGGCTTTCGGAGTGAAGGTGAAAACACCTTTTACAAATGCTTCTTCAGAAGAGCGCTTAGACGCTTCTTCAAAAGAATATCGTAATGCGTGGGTTAAAAGAATAGCCCGAGACGCAGATAATCGCCCTATTTTTGGTGAAATGACAGACACCGAAAAGAGGGCGTTTACTTTTACAACCGAAAACACTGGCGTTGTAGTACCAACTGAAATCATTAACAGAATCGTTGATCTTACTGACAACGATTCACCTCTTTATGATGATGCAATGAAGAGTAATTTCAAGAACGGATTCATAATTCCGCGTCTTACTGAAATAACTGCAGGCGATGCAAAGGTAGTTAATGAGGGCGAAGCAAACGATGACGAACAGGATGAATTCGATTCGCTCGAAATAACAAGCGTTGAAATTAAAAAGCACATTGTTCTCACAAGAAAGATGGAATTTCAGTCAATCGACGCGTTCCTTGACTGGCTTGTTAATCATCTTGCTTCAAGAATTCGTGTTGCAAAAGAAAACTATATACTTACACAGCTCGGACAGACAAGCACAGGCATTGCAACTACAAATACACTTCAGGCTTCAGCTCTTACCGATGCAGAGATAAGAAAAGCGATGTCAATGCTTCGCGGTTCAGGCGAACGTGTATTGTATGCAAACCAGGGCTTTATCTGGAATACACTTGCAGGCCTTGAAGATTCTTCAGGCAACAAGTTATTCATACCAAGTCCGCGTGTAGATCCTGTTGTTGAAGGCTCGGTATACGGAACCATAGTTAAACGTGATTCAAACATCCCGGATAACACGATGTACATAGGATATCCTAAGAAGCTCGACTTCAATGAGTTTATTCCGTTCGATATAACTCCTCAGATTGAATCAAAAACGCTTAACAGAATATTCGTTGGATATTCTCTCTGCGGAGCTGGCCTTGAAGATCCGCTTGCCTTCGTCAAGTGGTCACAGACCGGAGCAGGCTAATAACTGAAAGGAGGGCCGCTTATGTACGAAAACCTTATTTACGAGTGTCAAACAAAAATAAGGATGTCACACAGTGATGAAAATTCCGAATTTGCAGAAGAAATAAGAGGCTGATAGAAGCGGCCCTTAAAGATTTAACATGAAAAACGGAAATTAACAAAACTGATATTGACGATCCGCTTATAAGACAAGCAGTAAAACATACGTCGCTATGAATTTTGGACAGCCTGACAACTACGAGCAGCTTTTAAGCTCTTATAATTCACAGAAGGGCTCACTTCAAACATACTCGGACTATAAGTAAAAGATAGAAGGAGTAGACAAAATGAACCGTGACAGAATCGCTTACCTCATCAATGTTACGTACACTCAAGATGAAATAGGACAAGATGTTCCAGTTGAAAATAAAAAGAAGATTTTTTGTAACATTTCAAGCGTATCAGCAGCTGAGTGGTTTGAAGCAGGCAGAAACGGACTTCAAGCTGAATTGCGAATAACGATGTTTGCTTTTGATTATAACGGCGAAGATATCGTTGAAATTGACGGAAACCGCTATTCAGTCTATCGCACATATCGTGCTAAAGCTGACGAAATAGAGTTGTATCTCGAAAAGAAAGCGGGTTCAGAAAATGGCGGATAAAAAAATCAGTATTGATGATTTCGCAGTATCTCTTGAAAGAGAACTTTCTGAAATCAGCGATGAAACTATCGAAATTTTAAAAAAAGATGTCAAAGAGGCAGCAAAATATTGCGTTAAGACCTTGAAGAATAAATCGCCGAAAAAAACAGGCGATTATGCTAAAGGATGGACTTCAAAAATTGAATTAGAGTCCGCAAGAACGATAAATGTTGTTGTTTATAACGCAAAAAAACCGCAAATAACACATCTTCTTGAAAACGGTCATCCGAAAGTTTCTAGAAAATCAAAAAAAATTCTTGGAACCGTTAAAGCTTATCCTCATATTGCACCGGCAAGAAACGAAGCTGAGAGAAAGCTAAATGTTGATTTACAAAGGGATTTAGGAAATGGATGAAAATAGCGCGTTATATAAAACAAAAGAACTTTTAAATAACACAGGTCTTCCTTATCGCTATCTCGCTTTTAGTGAAAAAAGTGTTCCAAAAATGCCATTTTTAACTTATCAGTTTTTGTATTCAAACAACATGGCTGCAGATGGGGAAGTATATAGTCCAATATCAAGGATTCAAATCGCACTTTTTACCAAAATCAAAGACCCGGATGCAGAAAAACAAGTTGAAACGGCATTAAGCGGGCATTATTGGGAGAAAGAGGAAGAATATCTTGATAATCAAGACTGCTATCAAATCACATATGAAATAGAAATGGAGGGATCTTGATGGCCACAAATACTAACAAAGTTAAATATAACATAAAAAACGTACATTATGCCGTCAAAAACGAAGAGGGTTATGATACTCCGGTAGCTTGGCCTGGAGCTGTTTCAATTTCACTCGAACAGCAGGGTGAGATTAACACCTTCTACGCAGACGGTGTTAAATATTATGTTTCAGCAACAAACGGCGGATATGAAGGCGACCTTGAAACAGCTTTGGTACCGGACCAGTTCAGAGAAGATGTGCTCGGCGAACAGAAAGACGCTAATGGCGTTCTAATTGAAACCTCAAGCGCTTCAACAGTTGAATTCGCACTTGGTTTTCAGATTGATGGAGATTTCTGCCCAACGCTGTTTTGGTTCTATAACTGCACCGCAACAAGACCCAGCGTATCATCTCAAACTAATGAAGACACGATTACACCACAAACAGATACTCTAACTGTTTCTTGTTCTGCCGACGATGAAGGTTAATTCGTGCAAAGACAACATCAGACTCATACAGCCAGGTTTCAGCAACTTGGTTTAACGAAGTCTATAAGAAAGCTGAAGGAGCAGGCTAATGATAAAAACTTTAACTGTTTCTGGAAAGCAGGTCATTTTCAAATCATCAGCTGCTATTCCGCGAATTTATCGTCTCAAGTACAAGCGTGATATTTTTTCAGATATGGCTGCTATCGGAAAAGCTTTGAAAGCAAATAAGGATGTATTCTCTACAGACATGAGCAAACTTGATGAAGACGAAAGTTTTGACGTTGGCTACGATATTGCTTCAAGCATTCCTATAGAAATGCTGACCATCTTTGAAAACATAGCTTATTTAATGAATAAGCACGGAGATCCCAGTCAGCCGGATAACATCGACGAATGGATAGAACAGTTCGAAACTTTCGATATTTATGAGATTATGCCTGAAATAATGCAGATGTGGACTGATGAAAATAAAAGTACTTCTGTCATAAAAAAAAAGACCGTGAAATAGATAGACCACTGAATACACCTCTCTTTTTATTGCGGTGTGTTCAGCTTGGAATATCTATATCCGATCTTGAACTTCTTTCAATCGGTCTTGTTAACGATATGTTTATTGAAAGCAGGAACGACGATTATAAATACCCGGTTCTCGCCACTCAGGAAGATATAGACAGGTTATAAGGAGGTGAGTGCTTGGCAAAGAGAATAAAAGGAATAACCGTTAAAATCGGCGGTGATACAACTCAGCTCGACAAAGCCCTTTCCGGTGTTAATAAAAACATAAAAAGCACTCAGACGGAACTCCGTGATGTTCAAAAGCTTCTTAAACTCGATCCTAAAAACACAGAGCTTTTATCCCAAAAACAGCGCTTGCTTGCAAGTGCTATAAGCGATACGAAAACGAAACTTGATGCTCTCAAACAGGCAGAAAGCCAGTTGAAAAAGACCGCAAACAGCAGTGATTTGGGACGAAAACAGTATGATCAACTTCAGCGAGAAATAATTGAAACTGAAAACGAGCTGAAAAATCTTCAAAATTCAGCAACTGACACGCAAAAAAAATTAAGTAAAATTCCTCAAGTTGATATGGATAAGCTTAAGAGTGGCGTTTCTACAGTTGCAAGCGGAGCCGCAAAAACAGTAACTGCAGGCGTAGCGGCAATTGGTGCCGGAGCTGTTGGAATGGTTGCCGCTATTGACAGTATAACTGAAAGCACGCGAGAATACCGTGAAGATATCGGAAAGTTGGAAACAGCGTTTACTACTGCGGGATTCTCATCCGAGGTTGCGACAGATACATATAAAGAATTTTATTCTGTCTTGGGAGAAGAAGATAGGTCAGTAGAGGCTGTTAACCATCTGGCTAAACTTACTACTTCCGAAGAGGATTTGAGTAATGGACAAACATATGCGCCGGCGTATGGGGCACGTCGGTGATTCACTGCCAATTGAAGGACTAACCGAAGCAGCTAACGAAACAGCTAAGACAGGAGCTGTAACGGGGGTACTCGCTGATGCTCTAAACTGGGCAGGTGTGTCCGAAGATGAATTCAACAAGCAATTAGCGGCATGTTCTTCTGAGCAAGAACGTTCAGCGTTAATCACAGATACGTTGAACGGTCTTTATGCTGAAGCTGCGGAAAACTATAAAACCGCTAACGCAGAAGTAATTGCTGCGCAAAAAGCTCAATCCGATTTAACAGACGCCACTGCCGCGCTTGGTGAGGCGCTGGAGCCTGTTTCAAATTCTTTCAAACAATTTGGCGCTGATGTACTTAATTCGCTCGTTCCGGGGGTGCAAAAGCTCGGAGACGGCTTGATGCAGGCTATGCAAGGCGACCCTGACGCGGCAAACACTATGTCCGAAGGCGTTAAAAGCATGTTAACAGGCTTATTGGGCCAAATTCAGTCAGTAATGCCTATCATAGTTACTGTCTTGTCTGAAATAGCGCCTTCATTAATCGAACAAATAATAGGCATGTTACCTATGTTTGGAAATCTTGCTATCCAACTCTTAATGGCACTTGTAAATGCTGTTATATCGAACTTGCCAACATTGCTAAATGCTGCTATCCAAATTGTGTTGTATTTGGCGCAAGCCTTGACTCAACAGCTCCCAACTTTGATTCCGACGATGATCAACGCCATTATCCTAATGGTTCAGACGTTAACATCGCCTGAAAACTTATCAAATCTGATAAGTGCCGCTTTACAACTGATTCTTGCTTTAGTTGAGGCATTGTACAGGCCTTACCTGAACTTGTAGCCGCTGCTCCTGAAATCATTTTAAGCATTATCACTACGCTTTTAAGCATGACCCCTGAAATTATTCAGACAGCAATAACTCTTGTTGGTGAACTTGCAGGAGGATTAATACAAGCGCGAGGAACACTTATTGCCAAAGCAATGGAGCTTCTTAACAGCCTTTTTGATAAAATCAAAAGCGGTGAAGTTTTAGATAAAGCAAAAGAATGGGGCAAGGATTTCATTCAAGGAATAATCGACGGCATAAGATCTATGATTGGTAAGGTCGGCGAAGCTGTGAAATCTGTTGCAGATAAAATAGCATCATTTCTTCATTTCTCAAGACCTGACGAAGGGCCATTGCGCGAATACGAGAAATGGATGCCTGACTTTATGAAAGGAATGGCAAAAGGCATTTATTTAAATATGCCAATAATTGATAACGCGGCTAAAGCAATTGCTGAAACTATTGACAGTGGCGTTATAACTGCAGCTACTCCTTCAGAATTTGATTATAGCCAAATGAGAAGCGCTGTACGAAAAGGATTTAACGATGTTGACAGTGATATATATCTCGATGACCGAGTTGTTGGTAGAAGGCTTCGAAAAATGGGAGTGGTTTTCTCAAAATGATATTGAAATACATAAATTCAAAAGGAGAGGAAATAGACTTCCTTGGTTATATTCGTCTCAAAGAAGGAAATTTTTCTTCTTATGAATGGGAATACGAAAGCGTTGAACAGCGGTTCGGAATATCAATTACTCAATTCAAAAAAAGTGCAAAAGTCTTTTGAATTGACAGCTCTTTTTACAGGTTCGGTTAAAAACAGAAAAGATAGTTTAAACCTTTTCACAAATACAGTCGAATATGATGTTTTACGAAACACAGCCGGAAAATTAATTCACGGCGACGATTACATCAACTGTTTTATAGTCGCAAGTTCAAACGAGCCTCAGAAGGGAAATAACTCAACTCAAAAGACTTTCACTGTTTTGGCGCCGTATCCGTTCTGGATAGAAGAAGCGTCACACTCTTTCTTTCCTGTAGCAGCAGGTAAGGCAACAGGCTTTCTCGATTATAATTATGATTATGAATATGATTACACCCAAGCTGCTACTGGAAATGAAGTGTGGAATGTTGAACATTACGCTCCGTGCAAGTTTAAAATGATTGTTTACGGGCCTGTTTCTAATCCGAGAATAGTCATCAATAATAACATTTATGAAGTCGAAACAAGTCTCGATTCTAACGAATATCTTGTTATTGATAGCTTTAAAAACCAAAAAAAGACCATAACAAAGTTCACCAATTCGGGACAGCAGTTAAATATACTTAACTCGCGATATAAACAAAGCAGCGTTTTTGAGCCCATATCACCAGAAAATATGAACGTAAACTGGAATGGCCAATTCGGCTTTGATTTAACATTGTACCTCGAAAGGAGTGAACCTAAGTGGATTTGATATCAGCTGACTCCAATATGCAAGATCTTGAATTTATTGAAGACTATTCTGCCGATATTGAAATAGGCGAAAGTGATAATTCATTTGACATCAGTATCCCAAGTTCGAATTTTAACTCTAATTTTCAAGCAGGAAATGTCTTGTATTTTCCGGGAACAGAATTCGGAGGCATCATAGGAGAAATTAAAAGCGAAACATCAGCTGATACCATTCATCTGATTGGATACACTTGGCGAGGGATGCTTAGCAAAAAAATCATTGAACCAGATTCAGGCACTACAGAAAAAAGTGTGTCCGGAGATCTTAATGTAATCTTGAGTCAAATTATCGGTGATAAATTCAATCAAAAAATAAGAGTAAGTACAGAACTTTCCGGAACCTCATTAGAAAACTATAAAATAATAGGCTATTCTACAATGCTTGAAGCTTTTAACTTGATGCTTCAAAGCGTTAATTTTAAGCTTAAAATTAGTTACAAACAATTGAGTGGTACTGAGTCTTACGTTGAAATCTCGGCAGTTCCTATTGAAGATTACTCAAACGAAATAGAACTATCAAGTGACTATCAACTGAATTTCACTTTCGATTCTGTTTTAAATGGAGTCAACCATTTAATTTTAATCAACCCCGAAACTAATGAAAAATTAGATCTTTATGCTGACGAAAACGGAAACATAGTCGATACAGCTTTCTATACAGGTCTTAAGGAGATTGAGGAAAAGTTTGAAAGTTCAGAAAGCGATCAGGATTCTTTTAGGCAAGCGGGAATAGACCACTTCAAAGAAGTAATGAACAGAAAAACGTTTTCAATGGACGTAGAATCGCTTAATCTAGACGTAGATATCGGAGATATAATCGGCGGAAGGGATTATATTTCTGGACTTTATATTAAAAAGCCTATTGTCTCAAAAGTTCTGAAAATCGAAAGCGGAAAAATATCTCTTGAATATGAAATTGAAGGAGAAGGTGAGAATTAAATGGAAATAGTGACAGGTCGCACGGGCGTAGCACACATTACAAGCGTACAAGACAGAGCTCTCAATCAAGGAATTATTGGAAAAGGCGTTTATATTCTAAATACAGGCAGAATTTAAGTGCTGAAATTGCATCCAATAATGAAATCCATATAAACGATGGAGCGCTTATGTATCAAGGCTGCGAATTTGCTGTTGCGCCTCAACATATGATATCATAACAGTGCCTAATGGCTCTCAGGGAATGATGAGAAAAGACCTCATCACTATCAAATATACATATGACGGAACGACCCAGACCGAAAAAGGCGAGTGGGGGTATGTTCAAGGAACTCCGGATCCTAACAACCCAACTGTTCCTTTAATAACAAGCGACGGAGATCTTCAGACACTAGATCCTGAAGCGGAGGCTGCTGTTTTTATTGTCACGCTGAACGGTGTAAATATCATTTCTGTTGAGCCTCTTATTGATGTTATCAAACCAATTTCAAGCGATTCAACTCCCGTTTTATGGGCAGGATCTGAAAGAATGAGAGAAGGCTTAACAATTGAACTTTCGGAACCAATATCTAAACAGAAAACAGGTATATGTCTTGAATGGAAGATGGCAGATTCAAGTTCCAGCGCGCCATATGGTGATAGCAAGTTTCAATATATACCGAAATATTTCAGAGGCACTGCGGTTTTTGGGTCAGGTACCGTTGCATGGAGAACAAACAGCCGTAAACGTGTGACAATTTCTGATAAAAAGATTACCGGTGAACTTTATAATACTCAACAAGGAACAGTAGGCGGAATAACTTATGATAATGCCAGGCTCGTTTTAGTCAGAGTGACAGGATGGTGAGTTAATGACATTTAATTTATCAATCGCCAATCAGGAACTCTCTTTCGATGAGAATTTGATGCCTGTTGTTGAAAATACCAAAGGCTATGTCAAATGCGTTTTCGATTTTCAAACAGATGATTGGAATGGAACAATAAAAACAGCTTATTTCAGAAATTCGACAACTGGCATTATAACAGCGCAGATTTTAACAGACAATCAGTGCATTATACCGCCGGAGGCTCTTTCAAATGAAGGAAATATTCAGTTTTCAGTTGCAGGCGAAAAAGAAGGGTATCGCATAACTTCAAGTAGTGTGCAGTTTTTTAATCGCGCTACTGTTTTCGGCGGTAATTCGTCAGATCCCACTCCTTCTCAGTATGAACAGATAATGGCCGCCGCAGCAGCAGCGCTAAATGCAGCTGAAAGCGCCGAACAGACAGCGGCTGACATCAAGCAGCAGGCTGATAGCGGGGAGTTCAACGGCGAACAAGGCCCGCAGGGTGAACAAGGTCCTCAAGGTCCGCAGGGCGAACAAGGCCCACAGGGATTGCAAGGTATCCAAGGCCCGCAGGGTGAACAAGGTCCTCAAGGCCCTAAGGGAGACACGGGACCTCAAGGCCCGGCAGGCGAAGATGGCAAGGCGGCAACTATAACAGTCGGATCTGTAACCACAGCCCAGCCGGGAACTTCCGCCGCCGTAAGCAACAGCGGTACTCCTAATGCTGCCGTGCTGGATTTTATTATTCCGCAGGGCGAAAAAGGAGACAGTGCTTTCACAAGCATTAAGCCCGGTACTGAGAAAGAGCCGTATATAATTCAGAAATACGGTTATTATTGCACTACCGGAGTCGGCTGGGTTCAAATTGGAACAAATCAACAAGATATATCTGAAACTTTGAGCATTGAATTTTATAAACCTTTTTATTGTGCTACTAATACTATAATATTATTTGGATTTTCTAATAAATATTCAGATGCAAGTCAAGCTTTTACTTATATTGTTACCATTGGAGATGATATAAATATAAGTATATATCCTGCAAGTGGAAGTAGCAAAGAAGCATTTAATTATTCTTTAAATGAGATATTTCAAAACTTTTTAGCTTTTGTAAACCTTTTTCGACCCATTACCAATGAAGGACAAAACGCCTTAAACAAAATAGTTGTTGTTGACAGCTTTGACAGCAGTCACAGAGTGTTTACGTTTTCGGTCAGGGATGCGGATTTTGAACTTAGCGATGAAAGCACATTCCCTGTGCAGAACAAGGTGGTTAAATCTGCTTTTGATGAAGTGAAGCAGGAAATATCTGATTTTAAAAACGAGATGTACCCTGTAGGGCGTATTGTTGCATTTAACGATAACGATGATCATTCAGCGTATCTTGGCTTTACTTGGGAACGATATGCTAAGGCAGAACGCTTGTGGGAGTTGCAGATGGCGATCCGGATTTTGGAACGGTCGGAAATGAAGTGGGAGAAAAAACTCACATATTAACACCGGATGAAACACCGCCAATTGCATCCGAACCTAAGCCTATGGGAGTTGACCAAAGTACTAAGATAGCAGATCCATCCTATACCGGAAATGCTGTGACTGGGCACAACAACATTCAGCCGTCAAAAGTCGTCGCATTTTGGGTGCGTACAGCATAAGCGAGGTGATCAAAATGGAATGGACTGTTGTAAGCGTGATCGTTGTGATTGCTGGACTGATCGGCACCGTTGCCGTGCCGCTTTCCAAAAACACAAAGGCAATGACACAGCTCAGCGAAAAAATCAATCATCTTGTTTACAGAATGGACAAGGATGAGGACGAACTTAGCGATTTCAAAAGCAAGTCTGCTGATAAACATAGGCTCATTTTTGATACGCTTGGTGAACATCAAAAAAGCTTAATCAATCACGAGAGCAGAATTTATGCCCTCGAAAAAAATAATAAAAAGGAGAAATAATTATGAAAAAAATTAACTGGAAAGTAAGACTTCAGAGCGGCTCTTGGTGGATGGGCATTATATCCGCCGTAGTTGTGGCAGTTTTTGCCATACTTAAAATATTTAAGGTGGAAACCTCGGTCACGGCGGATGAAATAATGAATGTAGCTATGCTTGTTCTTATGATCCCTGCCGCTATAGGCATTACAACTGACCCGACAACTAAGGGCGTATCAGACAGTGAACAGGCTCTTACATACGATGCCCCGAAAGAGGACACCGAAAAAGGCGGCTTAATTACATACGATGAATTTGTTGCGAAATATAACGGAAAGGCAACAGATTATGACGGCGTATACGGCGCTCAGTGCGTTGACCTGATAAAGATGTATCTTAATAAGGTATTCGGAATTAAACCCGGCAGCTGGGGTAACGCAAAATATTACTGGCTTAATTTCGAAAAACACTCCGAACTCGTAAAGAATTTCACTAAAATTAAAAACACCGCTTCTTTCGTTCCACAGGCAGGTGACATTATGGTGTGGAACGGCAATGTGGGTGGCGGATGCGGCCATGTGGCAATTTGCACCGGTGAAGGCAACACTTCCGAATTTTATTCATATGATCAGAACTGGAATGGTAAAGTAATGCACAAGGTAAAGCACGATTATGATGACGTATACGGCGTGCTCCGCCCGAAAGACCAGAGCGAAGTCAATACCTCCGTTTCTTCCTCAAATACATATCCTGCTCCTGTTAAGTGGCAGAACGGCAGTACCGTTGAAAAAGTTTTTAAAGAAAACAAATTGACAGGGGAGATAGGCTCCCTTGCCGCAAGAGAAAGCGCGCAGTGTTACAGCAAGTCAGGAAACAGCTACGTTGTTGTATATGACCTTAACGGTACAAACAAGCATAAAGTCGGCTTCGTTGAATATGCCGGCGGCGTAAAGAACGCACCGCCCGAAAGCAAACAGTGGAAAAACGGCTCAACAAACGAAACCGTTTATGCTGATACTGCTAAGAAGACGGTTGTTGGTACTATTTACCCGAACGAAACAGCATACGGTCTTGGCAAGATTGACGGAATGTTCCTTGTGCTGTATAAGGTTACTGGCTCTAACACACAGAAGTGCGGCTTTGTTGAATATGACGGCGGCATTAAATAAATAATAAGGAGAAGAAAAAATGGCAAAAACGACTAAAAAAGAAACAGCAAAGCTAAGGTTACTACCGATGAAAAAGAAGAGGCAGTAAACGCCGTAAAAGAAACAGATAAAGAAAAAAATACTTCTGATGAAAAAGAAGAGGCAGTAAAAGCTGTTAAAAAAACAGTAAAGAAAAAAGAGCCTTACATTGGAGTCAATGTTCGCGACAACAAAGGAAAAGTAATTGGACTTATTCCTTCGGGTAATGAAGTCAAAGTTCTTGAAAGCCTTGAAACAAGTAATGAAAGAGTTCTTGTTGAAGGAACTACTAAGGACGGAAAGTTAATTGAAGGCACAGTCCTCAAAGATATGCTTGAATAATGAAAGCCCCGGCTCGATTATGAGCCGGGCTTTTTTTAAGCTTTATTTTCATTGACAAACTGCTCTAAGGCACTCTTTATAATACTTGCCTGCGAAACACCTTTAGCCTTACAAAGTTCCTTGAATTCTGCAACTAATTCTTTTGGCAATTCAGCTTTAACAACAGAATAGACCTTATCGTTGTATCTGCGTTTAACAGCTGATGATGTTGTTGTCTTTCTTTTCACTTCAGGCATTAAGTTCACTTCCTTTTCTTTTTTAGTATAGTTACTAACGCTGCTATACTAATAATAAGCGCAGCAAGACTAATAAATAATGATAATACTTGCATTTTAATATAGATTGAGCTATAATATATTTAAGGTTAGGGGGCTTTCGCCCCCGTCCCTTACTTGGTTTTAGCCAACTTGTAAGCTATTATTGCTGTTATTAACGCTAACAGTGAGCTTATTAAGTTGGCTATACTTGATATTAACTCAATCAATGTTCCTCACCTCACTTTCTGATATTATTATATCATACTCATACGAGTATGTCAAGACTTTTTTAAAAAATAAAAAATTTATTAGTATAAAAAGCCTACTGAAATTCTTG